ATAAACTACGCTCGTAGAAGGACAGGGGATTGGTTTTTGGACACGGGTTCGACTCCCGTCAGGTCCACTTCAAAGAAAATGCCTGAAATCTTGGAAAATTGTTGATTTTCCTAAGGTTTCAGGCTATTTTTGTGCAATGAATTATAAGTTGAAATTATGCCAAATTTATGTCATAAATGTAATTTTTTGTCATGGATTTTGTCATGACAAATTCTTAAATAATCCGTTCATTGCATTCTTTTGTTTCTCTTTATCTCTGTCAATGGTGGAATGGCGATACACGGCTTTCATCACATGGGGTGTTGACCATCCACCCATTTTCATAACATCTTCTTCGCTCATCGTCTGACTCATCATTGTGGCAAAATAATGACGGAGAGCATGCAGTTTAAAATTTTGAATACCGAGCTCATTTTGATATTTCTGTAAATTTTCGTAGATCTGATTGGCAGAGCCTTTATAGATATATCCCTGCGCCCGGATCATGTCGGCAACAAACTCCGGTATTATAATTTTCCTAGAGCTGTTAGTTGTCTTAGTTGATTTAATGTGCCATTGTTTATCGCTGCCAACGACCATTGCTTTATTAATTGTCAGAATGTTGTCATCTGATAGATCAGAAAGCTCTAATGCAAGGATTTCACTTCTACGGAGTCCGCAGCATGCAAGCAGGAGCGGTATGTAGTATTTTGTTCCAGTGGCTTTTTCTAAAATCAGTTTGACTTCGCCGCTTGTTGGAATGTATGGTTCTTTTTTTTCTTTCTGTGGCAATGTGATATGAAATACTGCATCTGGCCGGAATGTTTCCATGACAGAGAGAATAAAGCCATTTGCGTTTGCAGTTGTTTTTGGAGAACGTGATACTGAATAATCATTTATTTCTTTTTGAATATCAGTTTGTTTTATATCCGACAGTCTAAGGCTTTTAAATTCATCAGATAAGTTACGGAATATGCTCATATAGCCATTTTTAGTGGAAGGACTAAGAACATTACCTTTGATTCTGAAAAATTCATCACAGGCTGATTGGAAGGTTGTTGGAATAGTGGAAGCAGGAGGAACGCTGTCCAATTTCTCTGATATTGCCTGTAAGGCTTCTTTCTGTGTTGGCTTCTCATCGAATACAACCGTATACATTTGCCCTTTGTACATTTTTCTGATCCGGTAAGAGCCACTTGGGAGTTTTTCAATTTTCATATGTATCATCCTTTCTTTTATTGTTAAAGGGGTCGATTTCGACACGTTTTTGAGTATAAAAATAACAGCCAGCAGAGAACTGGTGTTCCGCTTGCGTTTGGCTGCCCCGAATGATACAATATGCTTGTCTAGGGCATATGCTTTTCGGAGCTATGTGTTTCGCCTTTGGTGTTCCAGTACCAGGGGCGATTTTTTATTGTTATGTTAATCTACACCTGTTATAATAATGTTAAGAGTTTAAAATAGCGTTAATTACTGAGTCCTTATTCCAACCGACCGTTATATTTGCATTACTGGAAACTTTTGTAGGAACTCGTTCCTGTCCCCAGGGTTTAACTCCAATAATATATTTGTTATAATCGACAGCGGTGTCTATTTCAAAGTCAATCCAGTCACTATAAGTAGCATACATGCCTGCAAGTATAATGACTTTAGAAGCTGGTCTAATTTGCTCCTTTAATTCTGATTTTAATTTATTTTTTCCAACGGTTGTATTAGGGTCAATCAATGGATCATGTGAGGGAACAGAGTAGTTTTTCCAGGTAAGTTTTCCTTCGTCTTGGGCTTCATTTAACCACTGAACGATTTTGTTGTAATGCTCAGAATATTTCCAAGCGTGGCTGATAAAAATATTGTATGTACTCATTTATCATCATTCCTTTCATTTTTTAGGAGGTCATTATGAAATCTAAAACATTTAAATTTCAAAAGAAACCTATTGTTGTTGAAGCATATCAAACAGATGTAGAAATAACCATTGATACATTGGAGGGTAGAATGATTGCCTCTCCTGGAGATTGGATTATTACCGGTGTTCACGGGGAAAAATATCCTTGCAAGCCTGATATCTTTGAGAAAACATATGAGATAGTCAATTAGTGTTTTCTACTTTCTTTTCATTAGTATTTACAGCTTTCCATTTATTGTTTTCGGAAGATATGATGTTTTCTATGTTGCGGACAAATATATTCTCAACGTTTTCAGGTTCTATATTATATGGTGAAGACTTTGTTACAAATAAATGTTTCTGATACCTAAGTAATTCACATGTGGTTCGATATTCAATCCAGTTTTCATGCCACTTGTATAATTTTGTCAAGGATTCTATAATGGCAATTGCGGCGCCCAATGCGCCAACTATGAGTGCTATAAGAACACAATCTTTTGAGTAGGCAGAAAGTAAAGGGATTAATGCTGCTAAAACAATTTCTATGGTTTGTGTCAATTTGTATTTTCTTTGACATGATGCAGATTTTTGGTCATACCAATTGATTTGATTATCTACTCTGGATTTTATATATTCGTCTATTTCCATTTTGGCTCCTTTCACCGTTCTGCTTTAGAAGTGGGGCGGTTTTTATATGTGTATTTTTATGGTTGTTTAGTTTAAGCCAACCTGTGCTTTTGCCATAACTTTACCGTCTGAAAATGTAATATTTGCATTTGATCCAAGGGATGTTCCGTTCCACATGTAAATTTGTGATGTAGAACCTGCAATTTCTGTATCAGAGATAAGAGCTCCTTCTCCACTAAGCAGAGCAACTACTTCATCATAAGTCATTCCTGTTTCGATGGAATTGTACTGTTCTAGCGTAATCTCAACATCGTCCCCAGAGGAAACACCAAATTGAGCTTTGTTGACAACTTTGTCATTCTGAAATGTTATATTGGCATTTCCCCAGCTCTCAGATGAAGTCCATTCATAAATAACAGTTTTGATACCGGCAACGTCGGATTCTGAAATATTCGTACCATCCTCACCGATGATGTCGACGACTTCGTCATATGTCATGCCGGTTTCAATACTGTTATATTTTTCCTCTGTTAATCCGGCAGATTCCTTTTCGTCTGTTGTACTGTCAGATGCTACGATATCGGATGATGCTGTAGCGTTGGATGGTGTTGGTATGGTTGAGTCGTTTGAATTATTATCACTTTGAATGGTGGTATCAGAGTCAGACACGTTAGAATTTGAACTGGATTCATTATTTCCACCGTTAATAGCTGCGAAAATAACGATGACGATAATAATTATCAGAATCCATTTCCCTGCACTGCCTTGTCTTTTGCGACAGAATGGACATACTTTTGCGCCTTTTGGAATGATGGACTTGCAATGTTTACATGTTTTTGTAGCTTCTGGTGTTTGACTGTTTTTCATAACACAATCTCCTTCGTATTTTATTTGTAGTATCATATTGATTCTAACATACTTGTAATAGCCGAGCAATGATGTTAAATGGTTGATGACTTCCTTATAAATTCTTCTAATTTATTCCTATCCCAAAGTAAGACACCGTTATGTTCTGCCAGTTCTTTTGCACTTCTGGTAAAATACTGATTAGTTAATACAGCGGCAACATGGCAATCATAAAAGGTTTTGCCGGCAAACGCTTCTTGTACCGCTTTATTGCCTATGTTTTGGGAATAGCATTTGCATTGGATACCATATTTTACCCCATCTTTATAAGCAATAATATCAATACCTTGATCGCCACTTCCTCTTGTGACTTCAACATTTGAAAATTCATTTTTCTTTAATAGATCACCACAAAAATATTCAAACTCATGACCATCCATATTGTCATATGGTTTGTTCAAGTCCATCGTCCTTACAGATGTAACTGTTGTGGATGAACTATAAGTAGCGGGGGTATGAGATGAGGAAACAGCTTTTTTTAAGCATAATCCCGAGCTATCTTTAAAAGAACCAGTTGCGATTCTAAATATATCTACGAGCCAACCAATTCCAAATAAACCCATGGTGAGAAGATATAAGATTCCTATTTTAGCTTTTCCAACATAAAAATAATGAGCACCAAAAAAACCGAGAAATATGCACAATACAAGTGCAACTGTCTGGTTTTTCCCACTGACGGCAGGAGCCTGTATATAAGGACGGCTGACAGTTTGATTGGGTGTTGGTGTTTGCTGTGGTGCAGAGTAGTAATTATTAATTACTGTACTATTGGTTTGGTTATTTAATATGGTGTCAGGGGCGTTTCGCGGTAACTCACAACCACAGTATTCACAAAATTTCCCATTTCCTTCAGCTCCACAATTTGGACATTTCATAATATGTTCCTCTTTTCTTTAGATTAATTCCATAACTCCTATATTTGGTTGAAAAAATATAACATAATTATCAACCTGTGTGCATACACCGTATTTATTTGTGTAGTATGTTAGGCTGTCATTTAAAAACTCTTCGGTAACTTCGAGATATTCTGCTGTATCTGATAAATTTTGGCAATGATGCAGGTAAGCATCTACGATACCTCGCAGACCCACCAATTTATTGTAAGCTAAGATCCTGCCGCGCATTTCCTGCTTCCGATTCTCTATGGATGATTGATCAATGATATCTCCCACAGCGGTGTAATGGTGTCCGAGTTCTTCCGCCAGTACGCAGGCTTTTTCTGTATCGGTTTTCATATCATTATTAATAGCTATATGGTTATTTAAATATAATCCTTTTATTTGAGTTCCTGAGAAATAAGAAGTTTCTGAAACTTCGATCTTTTCCTTTTCGGCATCATCTAAAAGTAATTCGTATTTTGTCAAAGACAACACCTCCGTGTATAAATGCCTATTTTCTGGTTGACTTAATAAATGCCGCGTATTCTTTGATTTTATCCAGTTCGGCTTCAGTGTACTCGTCACCGTCGAAGTGAGCGGCAATGGTGACTGGTTCTTCAGCTACTTCATCTGAAAATAAATAAGATGTTGTTGTATTTAATGCTTTTGCAAATGCAGATATCTTACTCTGTGGCAAATCAACTTTTCCTGCTTCAACTTTTGCAATAGCAGTTTTGTCTTTATATCCTACGAGCGTGGCAAGTTCTGATTGAGATAATTTTTTATCTTCACGCAAACTTTTTATTTTTAATCCCATGCTTTCTTGCGTTGTCATATTGCTCACCAACCTTTCTAATATGAATAATATCATAGAAATGAATTTTATTCAACATTTTTATAAAAAATAGTTGACAGAAATTCAACCATGATGTAATATGATTATAGGTTGAACAACATTCAACCATAAAGGGAGGTGAAAATTTGACAGACAGTAAAAAATTGAGTGATGAAATCACTGATTCCGGAATGACCATTACTGCAATAGCAAAGAAAATTGGCATTACCAGAGAGGGATTTTATAAAAAACTCAATAATGAAACAGAATTTAAAGCATCAGAAATTTCAGCGTTACAGAAAATTTTAAGGTTATCCAACAAAAAACGTGATGAGATTTTTTTTGCAAAAGAAGTTGAACTAAAATCAACATAATAAGAAGGGAGAGTGATCAGGTGAACAGATTACAACAGTACATTATCGGAAAGATTGGAAAGTTCAAGCATGAAATTGATATGGAAGCACATGCATATGACCGGCTTTATTATATGAGCGAAGCAGAAGAGTTAAAAGAACTGTGTCAGCCGGTAGTAGACTGGCTGAAAAAGAATCATGATCCACATACCGAAGTGCACATAACTGCAGAGCACATTGATCTGATGGAGAGTGTGATCGGCATTCCAGTAAAGTAGGGAGGTGGTTGGATGCCTAGAGTAACCATTAAGAAAAAAGAATACAAAGTCAGCGATTTCAGCAAATGGATTGTTGGGAAGATGTATGAACAGGGTTTGACTCAGGCAGATTTAGCAAAGATGATCGGAATTACTCAGCCATCATTTTGCAATCGCTTAAAAAAAGGATTGTTCAGTTATTCAGATATGTTGATTTTATTTAAAGAGTTGAAGGTGTCTGATTCTGAAATCCTTACTTTGATGAAATTATGAAGGGAGGTGGTAGTGTGTGAAACGTTTATCTAAAATCATCATGGCAACCGGCGGCACGATATCAATGCTTGCCATGTGTTGCTTAGACAGCGACGGAGTGTACATGTACTATGCCGCACTGGTCTGCATCCTTGGTGGATTTATCGCCGGTGCAGGGTACGGGTTGAGAGTCCTGTCGGAGCATAGGAGAGAGATGCAGATCGAGTTGCTTTATTTTCGGCAGGTGGACAAGCTGGACGGAGATATGGAGCTGATCGAGGACAAAAAAATAGCACCCTGATAACTTTGGCGAGAACAGGTGCTATTTCAATCGTGGAAATACCTAGTATTTCTGCGTTTATTGTAACACTGGAATTGAGGTTGTGTCAATGTATGAGAAACAATGTAGACGCTGCGGATGTTCCATGGATCCTGGGGAAGGTCAGAACGGTGTCTGTGATGACTGCATAACCGGGGAGACAAAACGGCAGCAGCGTGAAGATCAGATGGAGCGGATGGTCCGGGCAACGGATTGGACGCAGATGGAAATGGAGGAATTTATAAGTGTCAAAAATTAAGTTGTGCAGTAAAGATGAAGCAAATCTTATAGAAGAACTGCAGCATTTAAGTGAGGTTTTAGAGGATGTCGGTGTTGAGGGTGTGGCAACTATTATCTATTCACCCAATGGAGACATCAATGGTGCTTTTTGTCTCAATAATGAGACAGGGTTGTCTGTCATTATTGAAAATGATGGGGACAAAGTAACGAAAGAATATAAATATTAAAGGAGATCAGTATGAGCAACATTACAAAAATTAAAATCAAAAATCTTTTCGGAATCAGAGAGTATGAAGCAGACGGAAGTTCCTTAGAGCTTTCCGGTAAAAATGGTACAGGAAAAAGTTCCGTACTGGATGCGATCAAGTATGCGCTTACCAATAAGAGTGATCGTGATTATATCGTACATAAGGGAGAAACAGAGGGAGAGATCATTGTCGAGACGGACACAGGGCTTTCCATTGACCGTAAAGCAAGAACTAACAAGGCAGATTATAAATCTGTAAAAAGAAATGGCTTAGAAGTTGGCAGTCCGGAAGCGTTTCTTCGTGAGTTGTTTACACCGTTACAGTTAAATCCTATCGAGTTCATGAACATGGATAAGAAGCAGCAGAATGCGATTATTCTTGATATGATTGAATATCCGTGGGACATGAACAAGATTAAGGAGTGGTTTGGAGAGATACCGGCATGGGTTTCCTACGATCAGAACATTCTTTCTGTACTGAATGATATCCAAGTAGAGAACGGCGATTATTATCAGAACCGCCGGAACATTGATCGCGATATCAGGAATAAAAAAGCATTTGTGGAAGAGATTGCAGATGGTATTCCGGCTGGATATGACGTTGAAAAATGGGAAAATGCCAGTGCCGGAGATATTTACCGCCAGATTGAACGTATACAGAAGGAAAATCAGAACATCGAAAGAGCAAAGCTGTTGAGGGACAGCCGTGACAGCAAGATCAGAAAATTTGATGCCGACCGTGAGATTGAAATCACAGCATTAGATCGCGAGATTTCCAATCGGGCAAATCAGATTGATAAATCTATTGCATCCTTGAAAGAACAGATCAGGGCGTATGAAACAGAAAAAGAATCACTTACATCCAAGAAACAGGACAAATTGGAAGTCATTGAGCAGACATATAAAGCAAATGTGGCACGTTTTGATGCAGAGATTGCCGAGTATGCAGAATATGCAGATAAGCAGCCGCAGGATGTTGCAACATTGCAGGAACAGGCACAGGAGATTGAAAAGATGCAGTCTCATATTAATGAATATAAAAGAATGCTCCGTCTGCAGAATGAGATCGAGGAACTGCAGATACAGTCACAGCAGCTTACGGACAAGATCGAAAAAGCAAGAACTCTTCCAGGAGAAATCCTTGCAAACTGCACGATCCCGATTGACGGTTTGACTGTTGAGAACGGAACGCCGTTAATTAACGGCTTACCGGTATCGAATCTGTCTGAAGGAGAAAAGCTGGATCTCTGCATTGATGTGGCGATTCAGAATCCGAATGGCTTAAATATCATCCTGATCGATGGGGTTGAGAAACTGGCAACGGATCTTCGTGAAAAACTCTATCAGAAATGCAAGGACAAAGGATTACAGTTTATTGCAACCAGAACAACGGACGATGACACAATGACAGTGGTTACGTTATAGGAGGTGTGGCATGGATAATATAGTACCAGTGGGGCAGCAGACGGCAGTTGCACCTAAGACATCACAGACAGAAATGATGGTAAACAGACAGACACAGGAAGTTCAGGGCGCCATCTTTATGGCTAAGAAGTTTCCCAGAGATGAATATGAAGCAATAGAAAAGATAAGAAGGAGTTGTCAGAGAGCCACGTTAGCAGAACAGGCAATTTATTCATATCCAAGAGGCGGACAGAACGTCAGCGGACCATCGGTCCGTCTGGCGGAGTCATTAGCTCAGAACTGGGGAAATATCGACTATGGAATTATCGAGTTAGAGCAGAAAGACGGAAAATCAGAAATGATGGCATATGCGTGGGATTTAGAGACAAATACCCGTGTGACAAAGATTTTCGGTGTTGAGCATAAAAGAGATACAAGAAATGGATCGTATGCGCTTACTGACAGCAGGGATATTTATGAGGCTACCGCAAACTTCGGTGCAAGAAGAATGAGAGCCTGTATCCTCGGAGTTATTCCGGGAGACGTTGTAGATATGGCTGTTAATGAATGTAAAGAAACACAGAAAAAAAGCTATGGAGAACTTCCGAGCCAGGAGAAGATCAACAAGATTGAAAAGCTGTTTAAAAAAGATTTTGGAGTTACAAAAGAACAGATCGAAAAATATGCAGGACGGAACATGGGAGATTTTGGTGCTGACGAGTGTACCGACTTATGGGGAGTATACACAGCTTTGAAAAACGGACAGGCAAAGGTAGAGGATTATTTCCCTGTTGAAAAAGAAGTGCCAGATCCATTCGCAGATTCCAGGCAGGCACAAATCGCAAAAGAAGCATCGGAGGTATTTGATAATGTTATTAACGAGTGAGAATTATTACAGCCGTGAGGCAAATGAAGAGTATTTATCTGTCAGCCAGTATAAAGATTTTATGGGTACATACGGCAAGCCCGGCTGTGAAGAATATGCCCTTGCAAAGTTAAATGGTACATGGGTGGAGGCTATGGAAGACTCCACAGCATTGATGGTCGGTTCTTATGTAGATGCACATTTTGAGGGAACGCTTGATTTATTCAAAGCGCAGCATCCATGCATGTTTAAAAAGGATGGAAATCTGAAAGCCGAGTATGTAAAGGCAAATGAGATGATTAACAGATGTGAAAGGGATGCACTGTTTATGCAGTACATGAGTGGCAAAAAACAGGTCATCATGACAGCGGATATGTTTGGTGCAAAGTGGAAAATCAAAATTGACAGTTACCATCCAGGCAAATGCATTGTGGATCTGAAAACCTGTCAGAGTATTACCAAGGAATTTTATCATCCAGATACAGGACACCTTAATTTCCTTGCAGAATGGGGTTATTACATTCAGGGCGCAGTTTATCAGAAAGTTGTTGAAATCAATACTGGAAAGAAGCTTCCATTTTTTATTGCGGCAGTCTCAAAAGAAAAAGAGGCTGATATACAGGTGATCGCTGTGGAACAGAGCCTGCTTGATGAAGCACTTACAGAGGTTGAGCACAACGTATCAACAATCCTTATGCTGAAAAGTGGAGCAGTAGAGCCGATGCGTTGTGAACATTGTGATTACTGCAAGCATACGAAAGTATTGGATAGACCGATCTGGTCAAGCGAATTGATCGGGGAGGTGTAGATGAAAGATTCTATTGTTGTTGATATGAAATATGCCGGGTATGACATGATCGACGGCACGCCGAACGTGCACAGGCATCATATCTTTGAGGGGACAGCGAACCGCCGGTTATCGGACGAAGATGGTTTGTGGGTGCCGTTATCCTATGAGCATCATGAGGGAAACATGAGTGTGCACCGCAATAAGGAAATGAGTGCATTAATGCACATCATCGGTCAGCTTGCGTGGGAAAAGCACTATATCGTAGAACATGAGGATGTGAACGAGGATGATGCCAGGGACACATTTCGGAAGAGATATGGAAAAAGTTATTTGTAGGGTTGAAACACCTTAAGAAACAGTTCATGCAGAATAATATATCACAGTATTATTGAGAGCCATGATCTCCGGTGCCGATGGGTGCCGGAGGGAAAGGAGAAGATATTGAATCAGTTAGAGATTTTTAAGAATAGAGAATTTGGAGAAATCCGGACAGTGGTCATAGATGGAGAACCATGGTTTGTAGGAAAAGATATTGCAGAGGTTTTAGGATACAGCAATTCCAGAAAAGCAATATTGGATCATGTAGATGATGAGGACAAGATGGATGGAGTAACGATTCGTGACGCCATCGGCAGAGATCAGGCAGCGGTTGTTATTAACGAATCCGGTGTATATGCGTTGATTTTTGGAAGCAAGCTGGCAAGTGCAAAACGTTTTAAGCATTGGGTAACGTCTGAGGTATTACCGCAGATCAGAAAAAATGGTTCTTATCAGAAGCGGCTGACACCGGAAGAAATGATGAGGATTCAGCTTGGAATGGTGGACGATCACGAGAACCGCATTGAACATCTTGAAAATACCATGACGATTGATTACGGTCGACAGCAGGATTTAAAGAAAACTGTAAATAAAAGGGTAATTGAGGTTCTTGGAGGTAAGAAAGCACCAGCATATAAAGAAATGAGTAAAAAGGTGTTTGCAGAGTGTAACCGTGACATTCAGGATTATTTTGGTGTCAATTCCAGAAACAATATTCCAGCATTACAGTTTGATGCTGCAATGAGTTATGTTGATGCATGGAATCCAAGTAATAATACAATCCTTGAAATAAGAAGCTGTAATGTGGGAATGGGTGGTGTCAATGGAGTATAAATTTACGATTCCCGGACGGTTGGATGGCCTGAATGATTACACAGCCGCCAACCGGACGAATCCCCGCAAGGGCGGACGGATGAAAAAGAAAAGCGAGGATTCTATCATCTGGTATATAAGGCAGCAACTTCCCGGTGTACATATTACGGATCCGGTTCTGATCTACTATCAGTTTTATGAAAAAGACCGCCGCAGGGATAATGATAACATTTTGTCCTGCGCCGCCAAGTTCGTGCAGGACAGCTTGAAAAAAGCATGGGTAATCAAAGATGATGGTCAGAAATATATACCGCATTTTTACTTTGATACGGACGTGGATAAGGACAATCCAAGAATTGAAGTGACCATTACGGAACTTACACAGGCGCAGGCAAAAATGCCATTGAGAGAGCTTCTTAAGGACTTGGAAGCGGGGTGATGTCTTGACGGATGAAAAGAGCAGCTTTGTCCTGTATGCGGAGTATCTGGAACATATAAAACTGCTTACGATGGAACAGCGCGGAGCACTCCTGACGGCAGTATTGTGTTACGCGTCAGGAGATGAACTGCCGGAAATGGACGGCATGACCAATATGGCATTCAGCTTTATTAAATCAAGGATAGATCGTGATACTGCCGCATATTTAGAGAAGATTGAGAAACGTCGGGAAGCCGGAAAACTTGGCGGCAGACCAAAAACAAAAGATATTTCACAAAAACAAGAGAAAGCAAAAAAAGCAAATGGTTTTTCTGAAAAGCAAAATAACCCTGTTACTGATAATGTTAATGTTACTGTAAATGTTAATGATAATAATAAAAATACTTTGGCGGATGCCAAAGCGTTGTTCGAACGTCTGTGGAAAGCATATCCGAACAAAAAAGGCAAAGGACAGGTATCGGATACCCAAAAGAAACGGCTACTTGCAATCGGGGAAGATAGGCTTGTTAAAGCGATTGACCGCTACAGTCTTGAATTGCAGAAGGACGCCGACTGGAGGAAAGCGCAGTATGGGAGCACATTTTTTAACAGTGGCTATGTAGATTATCTGGATGAGAACTATGTGCCTGGCAAAGCAACAGAGCATAAGGGCAAAAGCAATGCTTTTAGTAATATTAATCATCGTCAGTATGACTATGACGAATTAGAAAAACAGGTGCTAAATTCACAACCGGGAGGTGGTTGAAGTGAATATGACGGAGGGAGAAATTTGCAGGCAGTACCGCAGCGCAAAGGACAGAGCAAGCCAGCTGCAGATTTTAGCAGATTTAAATTGTGTGCCGCGATTGGAGATCATCAAGATCCTGATGCATAACGGCGAACAGGTGAGATTGCCACTTGCGGCAAAAGGTAAGAAAAGAACAACGGAGCTGACGGACGAAGAGTACACGGCGGCACTGTTTAGACGGTTGGATGTACTTGATCGGGAAATTTCCAAGAGGGAAAGAGAATATCGGGAGATCGTGGCCGTGATGAAAGGAGCAGGGAGATATAAATGTGGAAAGAAGGTAAGAAACGCCGCACAATTATCGGAAAAATGAATAATAACTTGTCAATGCCGACAAAGCACCCGGACCAGGATGCGTTGAAAAGATTCAGAGAAGTACCGTATCAGTTGCGGTACGGGAAGGAGAAGAAAGATGCTGAATAAAGAGAAGTATGCAAAAGAAATTTTAAATATTGCCTGTGAGGGACACAGCATTGCTATGATCGATGGAAAGCTGAGACAGTGCAGTGGTGCATCATGCAGCAAGTGTGATTTCAACAGTAATATTAATTGCAGAAAAAATGTTAACGAATGGGCGAACAGCGAATATATCAAGCCGGTTGAACCACCTGTTGATTGGAGTAAGGTTCCAGTTGATACGCCGATTATGGTTAGGGCAACCGACGAAGGCACTTGGATTCATAGATATTTTGCAAAATACGAAAATGGATCAGTGTATGCATGGGAACAGGGTGCAACATCTTGGAGTGTTGAAAGACCGGCATATGTATGCGATTGGAAATATGCCAAACTGGCAGAAAGTGAGGATCATAATGTCAATAAGCAGGATTAAGAACCGGATATCTGAGGCAGCAACAGAAGCCTGCGGGTATTCTCCACTAACAAAAGTGATTTCAGAGGAAGAAATCAATAGAATTTTGGAGCAGGAAAGCGGATGGATTCCATGTAGTGAGAGGCTGCCGGAGGAACATGATAGTATGTTCATAAAATTTAAAGGGACTAAAAAGTGGAGCACTGCGATGTTTGAAAGAAAATCAGACGAGGTAATTGTAACAGTGACCGATGATGCCGGGCGAACGGTTACAACTAGTGCACACACAACCGATGGAAAATGGCGGTGCGATTTAATAAAAATAAATGGTTATAGAGTAATCGCTTGGATGCCACTGCCGGAGCCGTACATGGAAAGCGAGGGATAACAATGGAATATGGCTATATCAGAGTTTCTTCCAAAGAGCAGAACGAAGCCAGACAACTTGATGCACTGCATAAACAGGGCATAGAGGACAAAAATATCTATATGGATAAACAGTCGGGTAAGGATTTTAACCGCCCGAAATATAAAATTCTTTATCACAAACTGAAAAAAGGAGATGTACTGTACATAAAAAGTATTGACCGGATGGGAAGAAACTATGATGAAATTATACAGGAATGGCGCCGAATCACACGTTTTCGTGAAGCTGATATTGTGGTGTTGGACATGCCGCTGCTTGACACGAGGCGGGGGAAAGACCTTATGGGTACATTCCTAAGCGACATTGTGCTGCAGGTGCTTTCCTTTGTGGCAGAGAACGAGAGAACCAATATCCGGCAGAGACAGGCAGAGGGAATTGCGGCAGCAAAAGCCAGAGGTGTGAAATTTGGCAGACCATCAATTCCATTGCCGGAGAATTTTGACCAGATGCGTAGGAATTGGAGAGCCGGATGCATCACAATAGAGAAAGCGGCAAGCGCGTGTGGTATGTGTGCAAAGACGTTTTACAGTAAGGTGGTAAAAGCAGAAAGCGAGGAAAGTGATGGAAGATAGATATTTATGCAAAGCAAAACGAACTGATAACGGAGAATGGGTTATTGGCGGTTTGGTACGATATGGATTTACCGGAAGAGAAAAATACTATATCGTCCCTAGTTACGCATCAGATTTATATGCTCTGGAAATTGATCCATCCACAATTTGTTGGTGCACAGGACTTAAGGATAAGAACGGAAAGCTGATTTTTGAGAATGATATTCTTTCAGGGCATATCGACGTTGAGTTTCCAGAAGATGAGACGAGAAAGCGTGTCGTGTGGCATGAAAACGGATGGTGTACGAATGAGCCGGGCTGTGATGACTACGAGGAACTGGATGATTTTGATTCAGAGAATTTTGAAGTGATCGGCAACATGATTGATAATTCGGAACTGTTGGAGGTGTAAACATGACGGAGAATGAAGCAATTGAAGAATTAAAATATGATTGTAACGAACTTGGAAAAGCGATTCCGTGTGATACATCATGGGGGAAATCTTTTGAAAATGCTTATGCAATGGCAATAAACGCACTGGAAGAGGTACAGAAATACCGGAAAATCGAAAAAGACTTAAAAGAACGTTATCATGCCAACGTAGATATTCCGCTTTTGATGCACCACTTTATCGAAACGGTGTTTGAAGGGGAGAAGCATGAGGGATTTTGCCTTTTAACAAACGAGGATGCTAAGGTGTGGGAAGAATATAAGGCGATCGGCACACCGGAAGAATGCCGGACGGCGGTGGAGAAGTAGACAGCGAAGAAAGTGAAATCAATATCCCAGGTAAAAGACGGAGACAGCTATGTCGGTCTTATAGTGAGATGTCCTTGCTGTGGAGACATATTGGAAGAGGATACCGTATATTGTGATTGCGGTCAGAGATTAGATTGGGGGGATGAAGAATGAACGAAAAATTGAAGCCATGCCCGTTCTGTGGCGGGAAAGCTGTAATCGAAGTTATTGAGCCACATAGGCACATCATTTGCAAGATGCCAGTGTATACAGGAGGAGCATTTATTGAATGCACGGAGTGTGGAGGAGCCATTAGCGGAGAAACGGGAACAGAAGCGACTAAAAAGTGGAACAGGAGGGCAAACGATGAGATTGATTGATGCGGACGAATTGTATGAGGATTTAGCAAATAATTTAAGTTCCATCATGGGGGATGGATCAGACGGAGAAGCAATAGATACATACGTTACCATAGGTGATATCATACATGATACTTTTAATGCGCAGCCGACCGCCTATGACCAGGACAAGATTGTGGAGCAGTTGGAGAATGAGAGAAAGTTTTGGGAGAATGCATACAACAGGAATTTGGGAAAAGAGAAAGCAAGAAGTTATGAGCATGCAATCGAGATTGTGAAAGGTGGTGGTGCAGATGGCAATTAAACCGATTTTATTTAATACAGAAATGGTTCGGGCAATTCTGGACGGACGGAAGACCTGCACAAGGCGAATTTGCAAAGATGCCAATGAGTGTACTGTGCCGGATATGGAATTTTACAATGCCGACAAGAGAACTTATGCAGTACATAACTTTGCTGATAAGGAGCAGATGGAACAGTTAAGTACGGCGGAGAGAACCTGTCCTATCTGTACGGGCGATATCCTGTATGTTCGTGAAACATGGAAAGAGGCACCGAAAGGATACTATTACTACGAAGATTGGCAGAAAGATGATATTGCCGATGTTACAAAGTGGAAACCATCCATCCACATGCCGAAAGAAGCCGCACGTATCTGGCTTAAGGTTACGAATGTGAGGGTGGAGCGGTTGCAAGAGATCACGGAAGTGCAAGCACAAGCTGAAGGATGCAATAGCGGATTGCTTACCGGGGCGTGTACCGCAAGAGGACAATTTGAAGACTTGTGGAACTCCACCGTCAAGAAATCCGACATTGACCGCTACGGCTGGGATGCTAATTCTTATGTATGGGTTATCGAATTTGAGCGGTGCGAGAAGCCGAAAACATAGTGGAGGTGTTGAATTATGAGGATATTAAAAATTCACAAACGTATTGAAGTGGATAAATCCATTGGTAATATGCGGATAACATCATTGCATTATAGCAGACCTATTGAAAATTCAAGCAAATGGGAGAATTACACGGAAATAAGCTGTTGGTATGACAATGATTGTGAAAACTGCCCTATGGGGTGGGAAACAAGAAGCTACGAGGGAGAATGTGACGATTGTGGTTGTCTATTTGATTACGATTTTAGAGTTCCTATATGGAAATGCATGTTGCCAAGATGGATAAAAAATATAATTGCTAAGTCAGCATTAAGGAGGAAAGCAAGTCTATGAATAGTACAGATGCAGCGTATAGAAGAGATAATTTTATGCTGGAATTTCTTGATTCTGCATGCGTGCCAAAACAGTCAAACTATACGCAGCAGGACATTGATGATTGCAATGATGCAATTTGCGAATATGAATGTTTGATACAACACGCAATTGACAGTGGAGATAAACAGGAGATTGCAACGCTGAGAACAGAAATACAGCACGTAAAGGCTGAAAAACGAAATATCAAGAGAGTGATGAAAAACAGAATGGAGCTTGCACTTACATAATTTTCACATGATAGAGAGTTTGCGATTGTTAAGACCGAAGCACTTGGGGAACACATAATGTTCTAATCGTAGTCGAGAGGTCAGGAGTTATGCTAGTGCGTAATTCTGTTTGGTTGCCGAGAATGCTCGAAACCAAAACACAGCACATTCTCTTGATGAATTACTTAATGATGTTCCAAAGAACCAAACAATCGGAGATAATCTGATCCGGGCATGGAGCATTATAAACAATGATAAATATGAAACGATCGTTTGTTCTGTTTCTGGCGGTTCAGACAGCGACATAATGGTTGATATATGCGTGAGAGTAGATATGCACCATAAGATCAGATATGTGTGCTTCAATACCGGATTGGAATATAGGGCAACGAAAGATCACATTAAATACTTAGAGAAGAAATATAGAATAAAGATTGAAGTTTTCGAAGCATGGAAACACGGAATGACGATACCGAAAAGCTGCAAGACATATGGACAACCATTCTGTAATAAGACGGCAAGTGAGTTTATTCACAGGCTGCAAATGCATGATTTCAAATGGGAAGATAAGCCTTTTAAAGAATTGTATGCAGAATATCCACGATGCAAGTCAGCTTTGCTATGGTGGTGCAATATGAAACCGGGCATAAGAAATAATATCAGTTGGAATAAGTGGCTTAAGGAATTTCTTATTGCAAATCCACCTACTTTCCCAATATCAAACATGTGTTGCAAGAAGTCGAAGAAAGATTTATCTCACAAAATCAAATGCGATTTAATGATTATCGGTGTGCGAAAAGCAGAAGGCGGAGCAAGGTCAACATCCTATAAAAATTGCTTTAGCGAGAAGTCTGACGATTATGACGAATATAGACCTCTATTCTGGTACACGAATAATGATAAACAATGCTATGAACAATATTATGGGATTGAGCATAGTAAATGCTATACAGAGCATGGATTAAAGCGTACAGGCTGTTGCGGATGTCCTTGCGGACGGAATCTTGAATTTGAGCTTGAGGTTTTAAAGGAATATGAGCCGAAACTTTACAAAGCTGTCTGTAATGTATTTAAGGATAGTTATGAGTATACAAGACAATACAGGACATTTTGCGAGGAGATGAATAAGAAACAGAAGAAATACTATCAAATGTCACTTGATGAATTTATAACATGATTAAAGAAAGGAGCCGGAACCTATCCGGATAAAAGGCGCGCCGGGTTCCTTTTGAAGAAGATGAAAACAAAATGTGAAATTTACAGAGATTCAATGCAGAATTATAAAAAATACGGAATACCGAGTGCACAATTAATTATCGCAGATGTTCCGTACAACGTAGGAAAAAACTTTTATGGCAGTAATCCGATGTGGTACAACGGCGGAGATAATAAAAACGGAGAAAGTAAGCTTGCAGGAAAAGCGGCATTTAATTCAGATTTTAACTTTAATCTCTATGAATATTTTCACTTCTGTTCGAAAATGCTCAAGAAAGAGCCGAAGAAAGCAGGAAGCCGCGGAAGGAGCTCCGACGCACCGTGTATGATCGTATTTTGTGCCTTTGAACAAATGCAGACACTGATTGCAGCGGCAAAGAAGCATGGTTTCAACAATTACATACCACTTGTATTTGTAAAAAATTACAGTCCACAGGTGCTTAAGGCAAATATGAGAGTGGTCGGAGCGACGGAGTATGCATTGATCTTATATAGGGACAAGTTGCCAAAGTTTAGAAATGGAGCAAGATTCGATGAAAACGGAAAGACTATCCGAGGCACTGGACATATGATCTTTAACTGGTTTACTTGGGAGAAAGATGGCAAAGATATTCCGAAAATCCATCCGGCACAAAAACCAGTATCTGTTTTAAAAAAGCTGATAGAGATATTTACAGATCCCGGTGATGTGATAATTGATCCATGTTGTGGAAGCGGTAGCACATTAAGAGCGGCGGCGGAACTTGGAAGAAATGCGTATGGATTTGAGATTGACCGCAATTTTTATACAGGAGCAAAAGAGAAAATGCTTGTGTTCGAAACTGATAATCAGATTAGTTTCGAGGATATTCCAGGGGTAATGCCATGATACAGATTTTAGAACTATTCGGAGGAATAGGCTCCCCGCGGTGCGCACTTAGAAACCTTGGTATTTCGGTAAAGGCGATTGATTATGTCGAGATTGACGAAAAGGCAGTACGTTCTTACAACGCCATGTTTGCAAACGAATTACCGTATAAGATGCAATCAGTTGTTGGGTGGAATCTTAAGCCGGATATTTTGATACATGGAAGTCCGTGCCAGGATTTCAGTATTGCTGGCAAACAGAAAGGCGCAGATGAGGGGTCAGAAACACGTTCAAGCCTAATGTGGGAAACCATCCACATTATCGGGCAGATGGGAGCCTGGAAGCCACGTTATGTCATTTGGGAAAATGTGAAAAATGTCCGTAGCAAATATATGGTGCATAACCACAACCGTTATATGTCTGAACTTGCAAAGATGGGATATACAAGCAGCTATGAGCTTTTGGATGCGCGGGATTTTGGATTGCCACAGGCAAGGCAGAGATATTTCACGGTATCTGTACTTGGGAATGAATACTTTGATTTTTCCAATTTGATACATACACCAATGCGAAATATTAAAGACTTTTTAGAAAGTGATGTGCCGGAATACTATACTGTTACGCAACCGAGTATGTTACGAAGAATAGACGGATTGTCTGATTATAATGGAAGTTTTAAAGGCAGAGTTCCGGTTATTAAAGAGTATGCCATGACAATCACATGCAAGCAGATGAGAAGTCCAAACAGTGGCGTGGTTGATTTAGGGAACGGAAAATATCGGTATCTTACCGAAAGGGAATGTTGGCGAATACAAGGTTATACAGATGAGGATTTTGATAATGCACTGAAAGTACATCCAGGAAAGAAAAACTGCTTAAACGGTGCATTGTACAAACAGGCGGGGAACAGTATTCCGGTGACTATTTTTGAAAGTCTGTTCCGGAAGATAATTCTCGGAGAGACAGAAAAATTGGAAGAACAGACCGGACAACTCCGGTTTGTCTAAGCTTTAAATTTTAGAATCAGATAACAAAACCAAACGATCATCATACCACCTTTCACAGTAGTATATGCGGTGGAGGTGGGAGATGATATGGAAAGAGAGGGGCACAGATGGATTGGAATTATGACATGGACAGTTGTCCGTTAGATACAAAGGTTTTCTTATTGTCAGCAAACGACAACTTGCTCTTGCCGCAGCGTGAATTTGTCGGCACTCTTACATGCAAGGGACATTCTGTTAGAAGAGGTAAGTGTTTTAGTGGATGTCCAGAGTATTTTTACAGAAGTAAAATTGTTGCGTGGAAGAAATATAATGTAGAAAGAGAGGAATGATTGCATGAAGTATACGGTAGAACTGACGGAAAACGGTATTACTGAAACATTGGAATTGAATGGAATAATTTACAAAAAAGAATGGACAAGGTTGGAAAACGGTTTACTTCAGTGTTCACAGAAAGATTTCTCGGAGCAGATGAGAGTGAATGGACATGATGGAGACCTTATAGAGAGAGTAGCAGAAGTATTTGACAGCTTTTTGGCAGGAGACGTAGATGATATCAGGGATTGTTATGATTAAGGAGAACGTGTAATTATGCTCAATAGCAAGGTATATACAAAAAAGTGCGTGATCTGCGGAAAAGAATACAAATCAATATCAGTCAGAGCACTTACCTGTGGAAAGGATTGCAGAAATGAATACCGCAGAAGAAAAGATAGGGAAAAAAGAAGCGTAAAAACATGTAGAAACAGTACATTAGATGATGCTTTAGGAAAAGCAAGAGAAGCCGGCATGAGCTACGGAAAATATGTGGCAATGATGGACGGTACACCGAAGATCTGGCAGAGAGAGGAATAAAGATAGATTTGTAGTACATTAATAATTGAATATTGACGGTTGGCGTAGTATAATTGAAGAAAACTACGAGGTGATAAACATGGAATATGATTGTAAAAAACCATTAGGGGAACATTTGGAAGAATATATGGATTCAGATCTGTCAAAAATCTGTTCCGAACTAGCAATTCGTGGAATTGTGTATGAAAGTCAATTCAGGACATTGGGATCTATGGTTTGCAAACAAAATACAACAGCATTATCAAATTTGTTTACAGAAAAGACAGGGTGCCGAATATGGTATGCATATGATAAAAGGACTTGCAATTTTGTGTTTTATGATATGGATACATATAAAGCAGATGAAGCAATCAGATTATCTGAAGATTATCAAACCAGAAGAGTTAAGTAGATATATAGGTATATTACCAACCGTCAATATTCGATGGTTGGTATTTTTTTGCGTAAATTTTGAGAGGGGGAATGTACTTGGATGAAAAAGAAATATACGAGATCTGCATGAACGTGGACAGCATCATAGCTGATAAACTGACAGAATCAATCATTATTGGGACCAGTTACGACATGCTTGAAGCACACTACGGCATTCTCCCAATCAGCAGGAGGAGTTTTTACAGGAGAAAAGGCACAGCGCAGAGACTTATGCGGCAGAGAATGGCGCATCTGGTGGAAGAAAAGAACGGGCAGTATATGATTGTATGGGGAAGAGAGGAATAACAGCCTCTCTTTTATTATGCCCTAAAGTTGGCACAAATCCATGCTTGACCTGTCTTATAATTATGATATGAGGAAAGGACTATGCCATGTATAAAACACAGAGAAATTACGAAAATGCACAGAGGATGTTATTTGATGGAGTTGGTCAGTATGACATACCGGAGTTAGAGCCTGTACAATTTGATAATGCAGAATTTATCGGATTCAATTATGCGAGGAACGCAAAAGAACCGGAGAATAAGGCAGTACATTTCTTCCTGGATGATTACCAGTTTACCAGAGTATGGACAGACCCGGATAAGTACACGGCAATGTTGCAACGGTTTAAGTATGTGCTGACACCGGATTTCAGTCTGTATACGGATTTTCCAAAGTCGTTACAGATCTATAACCATTACCGTAAGCACTGGCTCGGCGCGTACTGGCAGATGCATGGAATCAATGTTATTCCTACGATTTGCTGGAGCGATCGGAAGTCGTTTGAATGGTGCTTTGATGGAGAACCTACACAGGGTGTTGTTGCAGTTTCTTCTGTAGGAACACAGAACAGTGAGGAAGGGAAACAGCGGTTTTTAGATGGTTATTTTGATATGGTGGAGAGATTGCAGCCGGCACAGATTATTTTTTGTGGCAAAGTCCCGGATGAGTGTAAGGGAAATATTGTACATATCAAGCAGTTTAGTGAGAAGTGGCATGAGGCGGAGGTGGCGCAGTGGTAGAGAATTTGCAGTTCTTTGGTGGCAGAGGAGCCAGTAGTGGATTAAGCGATAAAGGTAAGAAGTATGGCAGTGAATATAAAACACTATATCAGACTGGAAATATAAAATTTGTTAGTTATAATAATGGATCAGCTACAGCACCAATGGAAACCATGACAGATGGGCGAGTGTATGCAGTTGTAAATACCAAGAATGAAATAAAAAGTATCTCATATTACGATAAAAACAAGAAGCGGTATAAGCAAATTGATACAGGGCATTTACACAATGTGAACGGAAAAAAGATTGATCTGCATACACATAAGGGATATATACATGACGAAAAGGGAACGTATGAGGTAAGTCCAAAAGAAAGAAAAATGATTGAAAGAGTGCAGAGGGCATGGTATTATCATATTAACAGGTAGTAGTTTAGGAAGGAGAACACACAGCAATGTGAGGCTCCGGTGGTCAATCCGGGCACCTGTAAAAAGATACCATGTCCTTGATGGATGCGGTATCTTTTTTATTGCCATGAAAGGAGATGATCGGTTGGCAGCAAAGAAAAATCCATTAGCTGATAAAGCATATGAACTGTATAAGGACGGCATGAAGCTGGTGGACATTGCTGACCAGCTAGGGAAACCGGAAGGAACAATCCGCAGATGGAAAAATACATATGACTGGGATAACGAACGTTCGGATTGCAAAGCGAACGAAAGCGAACGTCCAAAACGAACGAAAGATAAGAAAAACGGGAAGAAGCTGACACCAAAGCAGGAAGCATTTGCTGCTGAATATATTAAGAACGGCGGAAATGCTACACAAGCAGCAAAGGATGCAGGATATGCAGAAGCACGAGCAGCTATCACAGGATGCGAGAATGTAAGGAAAAGTAATATTTCGGAAAGTATCGCCGAGCAGATGGAGCGTATCGAGAAAGAACAGCACCGTGACATTATGAGTCTTGCAGAAATACAGGAACGCAGAAGCATGATAGCAAAAGGTATGTTGAGGGATGGAGAGGGATATACACCGGAGTTCAAGGATCAACTTAAGGCAATGGATGGACTGGAAAAAGCACTGACAATAGCAGAAAAGCAGAGAATTGAACGGGAGGAGAAAGAAAAGCGGGAGAAAGCACCTCTGTGGACGATACCAATCACAGACATTACTTCCGATTTTGTGGAAATCTACCGAACAGTGCATGAAGCATTTGCCGGGGAGATAGATGTGCATGAGATTGTATCTAAGGGCGGTCGTGGTTCTATCAAGTCCAACTTCTGGGGAGACCTGGCATACGAGACCATCCGGCAAGATCCACAGGCACATATTGTATATACCAGACGATACAAGGTTGACTTGCGTGGATCTGTTTATAACCAGTTCATGAAGACTGTGATCCGGTACAATGATCTGGATAACTGGGATTTCAAACAGTCTCCTATGTGCGCGGTGTATAAGCCGACCGGACAGACGGTTATGTTCGTGGGAGCGGATAAGCCTATCAGTTTGAAGTCGTTTAACGTGCCTTTTGGATATGTAAAGATGTTAATTCATGAAGAGTGTGACGAGATGGCAGGCGTGGAGCAGATGGATAACATCGAGGATACCTTCCTCCGATCAGATACGCCAGCATTAGATATTAAGATATTTAATCCGCCAAAATCCAAGAACAATTTCATGAATGAGTATGTGGAAGAGTGCCGGAATAAGCCACAGACAAGAATTTGCCACAGCTATTATTACAATGTCCCGGTCAAGTGGCTTGGTAAACGATTCTTTGAACGTGCAGAATGGTTCAAGGCACATAAGCCGCTATATTACCGCAATAACTATATGGGCGAAGTAACCGGTACCGGCGGCGGTATCTTTGATAATGTGGAAGAGCGGACCATCACGGATGCAGAAATTGAAAATATGCCATTTTTTTATCATGGTCTGGACTTTGGATTTGAGCATCCACAGACATTTCAAAAAGCATGGTATGACGAGGATATGGACACATTGTACTGTGTGGATGAGGTGTACGCCAAGAAATGTAAAAATAGCACATTTGCTAGGAAAATCAAAAAATATATTACAGAGGAAATTATATGCGACTCAGCGCGGCCAGATGCCATTGCAGAGCTGCAGGACTGGGGATTTAATGCGATTGGTGCCAAAAAGCGTTGGGGTTCCGGCAAGGGAAGGGATTATTGCTGGGAATGGCTGCAGCAGACCACAAAGATTGTGGTTGATCCGGAACGATGCCCGCACCTTGCGCATGAGTTGACAACATTGGAGCATGAGCAGTTGGCAGATGGCAGCTTTTCGGACGCTTACCCGAAGATTGGTGAGGACTGTACAATGGCACTGATCTACGGATTGAACCGCGTGATTATGGAGAGTCGCCGCAACAATGGACTTTATGATGATGAGATAGACGAAGATGAGGAGGAAGAGGACGATGGAGAATATGAAGATTAATGTTCTCGGAACAGAATACAAAATTGAGACACACAAAGTATCAGAGGATAAGTATCTGGAAGAAAATAGCTTAGCCGGTTATTGTGGCGAAGAGAGCAAATTGATTGTTGTTGCGGATATTTCAGAAGAAAAATACTTTGACCTGAGTGAAGAAGAACAGAAGTCATACAGGAAAAAGACGTTGCGCCATGAAATTGTGCATGCATTTTTGAACGAGAGTGGATTATCAGATTCTTCAAACCAGTATAATGGCGGTTGGGCAAAAAATGAGGAAATGGTTGATTGGCTTGCTATTCAGTGGCACAAGATAGATGAAGTATATAAACAGCTTGGCATTTAAGGCGGTGGCATATGAACATATTCACACGAGTAAAGGAGTTTATCATGAATTTATTCAAAATAAGTGCAGAGAAAGAATTTAATGTTGATATTATTTCTTCTGATCTGATGGAGATGGCACAGATCGAGTGGCAGCACATCATTAAGGGTAGACCGTACTGGATGAGCAAGAACGTGCGCACAATCAATTTTGCAAAGTTTCTCTGCTATTACACCAGCAAAAAGACCTGTCTGGATCTCAATGTGACAATCAGTGGCAGCGACAGGGCGGATTATATCAATCAGTGCATTGGTGCAATGATCCAGAAGTCCATCCGGGATAAGGTAGAGGATGCCTGCGGCGCGGGCGGCATTATTTTTAAGCCGAGCGGTACATATAATCCGGCGGGAGCAATCGACTATGTAATGCCAGGCAGCTTTGCAGTGACAGAGAAGAACAGCAACGGGGATATCCTTGGGGTTATATTTATTGACCGGCAGATCAAGGGAGATAATTACTATACCAGATTGGAGTATCAGCACTTTACATCTTCGATCTCTGACGATGGAGAAGGAGTTGGAAGAACATACACCATTGAGAATAAGGCTTTCAGATCAAAGGGCAGCGACAGTCTGGGGCGCAGCATTGCACTGGCAGATGTACCGGAGTGGAAGAATATACCGGAATCAGTCACAATCTCCAATGTGGAAAAGCCATTGTTTGGGTATTTCAAGATGCCGTATAACAACACCATTGACTATACATCACCGGAGGGTGTGGCAGTATTTGCGAATTGTATCGAGGAACTGCGCAATCTGGATGTAGCGTGGAGCAGGAAAGATGATGAGGTCGATGATTCACAGCATATTACATTTATTGATGAAAATGCATTGATGAAACGCGATAAGAATACTGGAGATAAGGAAAGACTTGAACTTCCAAGATTTGTAAAGGGATTGAGGATGGGGGTTGAAGCTTCTAATACGGTTAATGAACATGTACCAACACTGTTGACAGAACAGAGAGTTGCAGATATTAATTCCATTTTATCTATGATATCAACCAAGGCAGGATTCTCACAGGGGCAGTTTGTTCTTGATCGCAAGACAGGGATCGCCACAGCAACGGAGATTGAAAGTGACGACAGTGAGACTGTGGAGACCATTACAGATATGAGGAATGCACTGAAATCTGCGATCAAGGATCTGGTATATGCACTGGACAAATACTGCGATGTATTTTTTAATATGCCGAGCGGGTACGTCAATGCACTGGATGAAAGCGTAGCGGATGAAGATGTATTTTATTTTAAGGATCTGCTGGCATCGTTTGAACAGGATCGAACCAGAGCATATCAGCTTATGATGAATGGTGTATACAGTAAACGAAAATACCTCAAAGAATATGAGGGATTTAATGATAAAGAGATTGATGAGATGTTTGCGGAGTGTGACGAAGAAAATGCAGGGGAGGACAAAGGCGGACTGTACGGGGATGAATAAAGATGGTGCTAAAAATAATCATGCTCTTATTTTGTGTTTCATTTATAGAAGAAATGGATAAGGCAAGGAAAAAGAAAAAAATATGTGACACAATTTACTGGGGATTTTTAATGGTAAGTGCGGCGATTGCAGTATGGGGGATGTAAATGAGGTACGACAGGACCGTTGGAAACGTAAATATAAGGCTTGATACAAGCAGAATTGACGGAAATCTTAGACGCGCACAGGATAAACTGGACATGCAGGTCTTGAATGACATGATTCCATATATGCCGTTTCAACAGGGATCTATGGTAGGAGCGACGAATATTATTGAACCTGGATTGATTGAGACGAATGTGCCATATGCGCATTATCAGTATATGGGAGAATTGTATCTGACAGAGGATGGAAGATCATGGGCGCGCAGCGGAGAAAAGAAATATCCAACTGGCAGGCCATTGCACTACGATGCGAACGGGCATCCGAAAGCTACGGATCATTGGTTTGAGAGAGCGAAGGAAACACATGGTCAAGAATGGGTTGATTTGGTTAAGAGAGAGGTAGGAAGAGGATAATGTTAACGCCGGATTATTTTTACGGAAAATCAGATAAACTGATAGAAATGTATCAGGAACTGGAAGATTGGATTATCAGTGATATAGCAATGCGTTTGATAAAATCCGGGGAAATGTCTGGCACTACTGATCGGGAACTTTGGAAACTCCAGCAGATGGGATTGCATCATACTGAAATTGTAAAAAGAATTTCAAAAATGACAGGAAAGAGCAGGGACGAAGTGCGGCGTTTATTGCGTGATAGTGTTATGACATCATTCTCTGATGATGCAGAGGTTTTAAAACGGCTTGGAGATATTCAAACGCCTTTACAAAATAATGCAGCTATCATGGCAATGAATGCCGAAATGATGAAAACATTCGGAGAATTGAATAATCTTACACGCACAACTATGTTGCAGACGCAGAGAGATTTACTCAATATGCTGAATGAGGTAGATTATCGTGTGGCATCTGGTATGCAGTCGTATAGCAGTGCAATATGTGAAGTGCTTGACAGATATGCACAGAGCGGCGTTGTGATTGATTATCCAACGGGTGCCAGGCGTTCTTTAGAAGCGGCAGTGCGTTGTTGTGTTGTTACTTCTATGAATCAGACGGCTGCTCAGGTAACTAATCAATACATAGCGCAAAAAGGAATAGAGTATGTTCTTGTATCGGCACATATGGGAGCACGGCATAGCAAAAAGTTCCCGGATGGAATACCATCACACGATCATTGGCAGGGAAAAGTATATAAAATCGTCGGGAGTGATAAAGACGCACCAAATCTGTTAGATGCAACCGGATACACCGTAGATCCAAAGACAGGACAGGGAAGAGTTGTAGATCCTCTTGGACTGCATGGATATAATTGCAGGCATTCCCATAAGCCGTGGGATAAGTCTCTGCGAAATCCTTATGTTGATGCAGATGGAAATCCTAAAATTAATGTGCACGAGAGCCAGGAATTGTATGAGAAACAACAGCAGCAGAGATCAATGGAGCGTGCTATTCGGCAGACCAAGCGCGAATTGCTGGCAAAACAGGCAGAGTTAAGCGGCATAGCAGAGACTGATGTAAAAGATATGTTGCAGCCACAATATGATAAACTTGCTTATAAACTGCGGATACAAAATCAAAAATATAAGCAATTCTGCGCGGATAATGGATTGCAGACACAGGCTGATAGAATCAAGGTTGCAGGATTCAAGAGGGCGCAGTCGGCAAAGGCGAACGGCAGGGCAATGGCTTATAGCAATTCTGTCAAAGTTCCGATGGAAAAAGCGAAGAATGTGGGTTATACTAAAAGAACAAAGAAAGAACTTGAGCAGACTGCACGACAGATAAAGGATGAGATAACGCAATACTCTGATAGACCGTCGAAATGGAGTGGGAATATTATTGTTGATAATTTAATGATGTCTGGTGGAACATTGGGGGCAAAAGAATGGTCCTGTGATATTTCTCTTATTGATACGGCTGACGATGGAACCATATGGCATGAAATGTTGCATTCGTGTTCTTGTAGTTATTATAGGCATGAGGTATATGATGCAAATGAATATATAGAAGAAACCAGTGTGGAATGGTTGAAACAGCAAATTTGTAAAGAAAAAAATATTGTAAATTCGTATGCTTATGAAGATAAAACAATTGTTCTGCAGTCATTAAATGATAGTTTTTTATTTGGTACAGATATGGAATTTGCAAAAGAATTATATAATGTACCGCTTCCAGAGCGCTATCAATGGTTAAAGAACAGGGTTGATGAATATTTGAAAAGAGCAGGTGCTTCAAATAAAGATTACGAGGATGTCATGAACTTTGTTGAAAGATTGAAAGGTGGCAGTAATGGCAGACATTAAAGGACTTTTAAAAACAATTCAAGAGTATAATAAAAAATATGTTATTACTGAAAATTCAAGTGAAGCAGATAAACTGATTGCAAAAATAAGAGAGAAAAAATATTCGAAAGAAGACTATTTTGAAACCGAAAAAGCGGTATCCGATTTTATGAAATCAGATGCATCCGAAGAAGATAAACAAAAAGTTCGTGGTTATACAGAGTCATTATATATGATGATATCTGCAATCAGAGATTATGGACTGGATATTTAGAGGTTATATATAACGGAATGAATAAAAGACAGGCACAGGCTGAGTATTTGAATTTATTAAATAAAAAACTTGATGAAGAAGAAAAAATTATAGAGGATGCAAAACGGAAAGGGATCTGGAAAGATGTTCTTGATTCAAACAGAGAACTTTTTAAAGAATTGGATACAGAATTTGCAAGAAAAATAGAGAAATTGAAAGCTAAAGGTCAAGGAGAGGGAGCATAGTGCTTCCTCTTTATTGCCTTCGTTGGTCATCAATATAGAGTATAGTAGTGCCATACGGTTCAATATATAATCTCTTGTCAATTCTGCGAACATAGTTTTCGTTGCCATCATTGCGGATTTGAATTTGATAGGATACTGTTGCGTTTTTACTGGTAAAAGATAAATCTCCTTTTTTAAAATCACCGTTTTGGTCAAAATATAATTTATAAAGATAAAAATCGCCATGATTACCATGAGAACTTAACCACAGATAAAATGGATATTTGCATTTCCGCATGGTCGAGGTATATGGGGTAAGTCTAAGATGGGAAACGGGAAGGTTACTCCCTATAGCAGGATTAGTGTCAATTTTATTTGGTAATAGGGTACCTTTAAAATATTTATAAAAAGGTTTGATAAGAGCATTAGCGTTATGAAGATATTCGTATGCTTTATCAAGATTATAGGTATCTAGGCAGATGCATGTGAAATGCTCATAAATGAATTGGTGTTTTAAATCGAAAGGTTTCATATCATAAATAGCCACGTCTTGATAGGTTATATTTAAGTTATTCTCTTTTTTGCGTGCTTCACGTTTATAATATTGCTCCATTTTAGGGTTTGGTGTATATGTGGATGTGGCAGCTATCTGAACAGATGCGACGGAATTTGTAGCGTCTGGAAGTTTGAATAAATCGAGTATTTTTTGCATTATTGACATTGGCGGATGCTCCTTTCTACTAAGAGATAAGAGTATTTTAGCATACTAAGAGCAGATGTGCATTATAAAGTCCCCCACTTACATAACGTAGGCGGGGATTTTTGTAAATAAGGTCTTGCTTAGTCAGAAGTGGTCTCTTTGCGTGTGGAAATGGTAATATCGTTTTTGGTTTTGGTAACAGTATTGTAAGTGGTAATTTCATCTTCCAGAACATGAGATAAAATATTATTAAATTGCTGTATGATGTATAATTTGTCTATTTCTTTAATTTGGTGCTGAGGGATAGGAGTTGCGTTATCTTTATTAAGAAAATTTTCCATATTACACCAATCGGCAGGGGTCCTTATTTTGTATAAAAGGATACTTTTTAATAGATGCTCAAATTCTGGTTGTATAATTATAAAATTCAAAATATCAGATAGGGAAATTCCATTGTATTTATCTATTATTAATGGAAGTTGCTTTAATTTTTGGATTGCTTCATCTGAAAGATTTAATTGGTCGCATATAGTTCTGTTTTCTGATGATTTAGAATTAGTAATTCCTATTAGGTAATCTGTTGTTACATTAAAATAATTTGCAATTCGTATTAGTGTTTCATAACTCGGTTGTTGATCGCCACGTTCGTATTTGCTTAGAGAGGAATAGGATATATTCAAGTCATTAGCAACATCACGTAATGATTTGTGCATTTCAGTGCGCAATTCTTTTATTCTAATCATATATGTGTACCTCCTAGAAACATAATAACATAAATTGGATAAATTGTAAAAATATATATTGACAAAGCATTGATTGGAAAATATAATAATGAATGTGTTCTGATAGTAAACACGAAAGGAGATGAGTAGAAGTGAAAAGAGTAATAATTGAACTCGATGAAGAGTTTCACAAGCAGTTAAAAATCTTTTGTTTCACGAATGGTATTACGCTGAAAGATTATATTACTGGTTGCGTAAAAAGGGATTTGGAAGCAAAAAAAGAGCAAACACGATAACTTTGGCGAGTGCGTGTTTGCTCGAATGGAACCTATTAACCATAGGAATTTCCTATTCGCATTATAGGGGATTCCGCCAGTTTTTGCAAGGAGGAATTGCAAAATGCAGAATGAAATAGTGGAAATTAACTCAAAAGAAGTTGTAGTTAAGGAATTTAGAGGTCAGCGTGTAATAACATTTAAAGATATTGACCGGGTGCATGAAAGACCAGATGGAACAGCAAGAAGAAACTTTAATATCAACAAAAATCATTTTATTTTAGGAGAAGATTACTTCGTACGAAATTCGTTCGAAGCAAAAGAAGAATTTGGTGTGACGGCTCCGAATGGTATGTATCTTATCACAGAACAGGGCTATCTTATGTTGGTAAAGTCCTTTACGGATGACTTGGCATGGACTGTTCAGAGACAGTTGGTAAATAATTATTTTAAACAGCAGACAGTACATTCCATTACATATCAGTACCCAGTATCCCCGGCGGCACTGGAAAGCGCAACAAATGCTGGTCGTTTATTTGAACGCATAATGAAATCAGAGGGTGCGTGTCCACATGAGATTGCTATGGTGGTTAAATCAATATTCAATCAGGCAGGAATTGAAGTCAGAGAGCAGTTTGTTAAAATTCCGGCATATGAGCAATTAGCACTGGATATTATCACACGGTAGGGGGGGTGCACTATGGCAAGAATAAAAGATACTATGAAAGTGATAAGCGATACAAGAGGTAAAATTGATAAAAATTATGATATGTTTGCGTCAAATATTATACATATCAGTAATGCGAGTGCAAATACATATGAAGCAATTAATAATGCTTTTTTCTTTGGATACGCACAGGGGCAAAAGGCAGCCAAAGCAAAAAGGCGAAATGTGTAAAGTATGGTGGTGCTTAGAGAACTTGGAAACAGACTCTTTTTCTTTGCTTAAAAATGGCACAAATCTATTCCACACTCATGATAAAATAATATTAACAAATAAATAAGCACCGGACGGAACGTAGGAAGCCGTCCGCTACCCTAGAAAAATTATAGGATGTTGTTAAGGCACGTCCTGTTTTTGGGCGTGCTTTTTTCTTTGTATTTTGCCAGCTATGGAGTAAATAGCAACTCATTCGCGCCGGACTGACCGGAGTAAAAACTTGGAAAGAAAGAGGTAAGGAACATGGTAAAAGTAATCAGCGAATTGGAGAAGATTGGTCTGTCACTGACAGATGAGCAGAAAGAATCCATCAAAAAGAGTATGGGCGAGGAATTATATTCTAAGCAGGAATTGGACAAGAAACTTTCCAAAACGCAGGAACTCGAAGAAAAAAATAAGGAACTTGTAGGAAAGCAGGAAACTCTTGAAAAGGAATTACAGACTATGAGAGATTCCGCACCGGATGCAGATGCACTGAATCAGAAGATTGCAGAACTGACGACCACACTGGAAACAGAACGTAAGGAGCGCGCAGAGAAAGACGAAAGGGCAAGACTCGACAGCCTTGTGACAGATTTCTTTGCAGACAAGCATTTTGTTAATGCTATCACAGCAGACGCGATCAAAGCGCAGCTGGTCGACAAACTTAACTCTGATGAAGCACGCGGAAAAAGTATTTCAGATCTGTTTGACGCCATTGTCAAGGATGATAAAGGCAATTATAAACCGGACATTCTCATTGATGATAAGACATTCCAGGCGCAGCAGAACCGCAGCCAGATTGTTGGAAATCCAATTAATCAGCCGGATGGGGCAAAACTTTCTATGGCTGAACTTATGAAACTCAAAAACAAAAACCCGGATATGGATATTACGCCATATCTGAACAGAAAGAAGGAGAAATAACACATGGCATTATTTGATTTGGTAAATTTCAATGGTGAAGTATTTGATGCGGCAGTGCGCGAGACTCCGAATATGCGTTTAAATGAACTGCTTCATTGCGGCGCGATCGTAGAGCGTGGCGAGTATGCACCTTTATTGCCGGACCAGAAGGGCGGTAACTTTATCACAACTCTGATTAAGGCGCGTTTATCTGGCAAGACCGTAAATTATGACGGCAAGACAGACATTACAGCAGAAGAGCGCGGCAATTACACTATGGGGCGCATCGTTGTCGGCAGGGCACAGGGATGGACAGAGAAAGATTTTGTATCTGACATTTCGGGGGATGATTATTCCGCAGCAGCCGGAGAGGTCGCAGAGTTCTGGGACGATGTAGATCAGGATACGCTTCTTAGCATTCTTAAAGGTGTGTTCTCTATGAGTACCGGAGAGGGTAAGAAGTTCGTAGATGCGCACACCTACGATATTACTGCAGAAACAGAAAATACTTTCGGACCTACAACCCTTAACAATGCAATGCAGAAAGCACTGGGAGATAAGAAAGCAAACTTCTCACTTGCAATCATGCATTCTGTGGTCGCTACAAATCTGGAGAATCTTAAGCTGCTGGATTACATGAAATATACAGATGCCGATGGTATCGAACGTGATCTGGGGCTTGCTACCTTAAACGGCAGGATCGTACTTATTGACGATACGATGCCGGCTGTGGAAGTTGCAGAATCTTCTAAGGGTGCGGGGGATGGATATACAAAATATACCACCTATGTTCTTGGCAACGGAGCAATCGAGTACACAAACTGCGGTGTAAAGGTTGCATCTGAAATGGATCGTAATCCGGCGAAGAATGGTGGAGAGACAACATTGTATACCAGACAGAGAAAAGTATTTGCTCCATACGGTATTTCGTGGAAGAACACAGGTGTGATCTCTCCGACTGGTGCACAGTTGGAGACAGGGGCAAACTGGGAAATTGCACAGAACAACTCTTCTGATAAGCCAGATTACTTCCCGGCAAGAGCAATTAACATTGCGCAGATTATTACCAGGGGGTAAGAAAAAGGGGGATTTCTGATGGGATACACCACATATGACTTCTACAAAGAAAAATATTATGGGGATTCTATCGGGGAATCCCTTTTCCCCAAGTGGGAAGATCGTGCATCTGGCAAGTTGAATCAGTTGACCTATGGACACATCAACGATGATACCCGAACAGAATTTGACGAACGGATTCAGAAAGCCACCTGTGCACTTGCAGATCTGCTCTATCAGATAGATTTCAAGACCAGTCATGCCAGTGATGAAAAAGGCGGCAATGTCAAGTCAATGTCTTCTGGTGGGCGGTCAATCAGCTTTGGTACAAATGAGACACTTATTGATAAGGTGCTGGGGGATAAGGTAGCACAGAACCGGTTGTGTTATGACACGGTGTGTGAATACTTATCCGGCACCGGATTGTTATACGCGGGGGTGTGATGATGCTTTTGAAAAGATTATTCTGCAAACACAAGATGGTGCCGTATGGATATGTTGATGTGCATATTGGTGGAAATCATTACCGGCGCAAACATATTTGGAAGTGCGTTAAATGCGGTAAGGAGCGTGGCTTGTAATGGGATTCTTTGATAACAAGACTGTCACACTATTCAACCGCTCATTTAATGCAGAAACCGAGGAAGAAACATATTACCCGACATTGCTTGAGGGTGTCGACCTTGTGGAAACCAAGGGCGCGAACGTCTCCAAGAGTGGTATGGACAGTGCAGATGCGGCAAAGCTGTTTGTATGTATTGGTGATGTCAACAAAACATACATGGAGCCGAAAGCGTGGGATGCACTGACGGAGGATGAAAAGAAGAATTACATCACATTTCATTCCACGGAAGATTTTTTTGTTAAGGGAGATCAGGCAGCCGTTGATCTGCCGGAAACGGACGCTTACGAATGGATGCGAAACAATTTTGATGATGTCTATAAGGTAACGAACATCGACAAATATGAGGATATTCTTCCTCATTTTGAAGTAGGAGGCGTATAAATGGCAGAACCAGAAAAACTTACCATCCGGGATGCAGAGAACGCACAGAAAGGCATTCTTGCACTTGCTCTGGCATACCCGGACTATCCCAAGCTGTTTAAGGCTGACAATACGACGATAAGATGGAACTCCATCAAGGCGGATAGATCTATTGGATTATTCCCCATACAGGGGGCAGTATATCTGAAAAAGTATGTCAGTGGCAGCTATGTGGCGCAGATGCCTTTTCAGATACTTTATAAGTGTTCACCGACTACCAACAGGGCGAGCATTGAAGCACAGGAGATGTTGAATAACCTTGCGGCATGGATGGAAGAGAGCGGAATTGAGTTTAAAGATCCACATCTGACATTACAGTCAATTACGAGGACATCCCCGGTATATGGTGGCGAACAGGATGAAAAAACGGTTGTGTATGCCATTAATATACAACTGAAGTATTTTTACAAAAAATAACAGGAGGAAGATACATGAAAACGAACTTACAGTTTTTCGCCGAAGATCGTACCAACATGGTGTCATTACTTGATATTGGTACTCTCATCGGCAGTACAGCCAAGATCGTAGAGATGGGCGATGGCTACAAAGAGATCACAGAGGACTGGGGACCGAATACAGAGTCAACCCAGTACGTCAACATGAAAAACGCAAATAACACGGTAAAGGGATACGAGTTTTCGGCAACGCCGGAGCGTGATTACATGTCTGATGATATGCAGACTGCAATCGACACGATGTTCAAAATGTTCCCGACGGGAAAGCAGTGTGAGACATATTATTACAGATATTACAAAACAGACATCACAAAAAATACAGGCGATTGCATCCGCGTCCCGGTTACGGTGTGCCCGTCAAGCACAGGCGGCTCCGGCGGCGATACGCTGACATCTTCGATTCAGATCAACGGAAATGGTGCGGTAGAACTTGGAACGATCACGATCGCCGGTGATGGCACATTTACATGGGCGGCGAAAGCGTCCGGTACATCAGGAAAATAATAAACGGTGTTAATCAAAAATTAGCATAATCGGGTGGGTTCCTTTAAGTCCTGCCCGATTTCTGAAAGGATGGTAATTCCATGGAAGAATTAGTATTAGACAGTGGTGTCAGAAAAATCGCAATTAAAAATGAGGACGGGGATGTCATTACCGTGTTGAGTATCAATGTCGCAGATGCCGACACAGCCGAGCAATTCAGACAGGTCATCAACAAACTGGAAAGAATCTCCGAGAACTGTGAGAAAGAGGCGGCAGCATGGAAGAAAGAACATGCACAGGATGAGGTAGATTCTGACAACGTTGATGTTGAGTCGGTTTTACAGGCAAACAGAATCCGGGTGAAGTACCTGAAACAGATCGCAGCAGAGATCGACGGTCTGTTCGGGGAAGACACAGTAAAAAACGTGTATGGAGATTTCACGCCGGATGAGACAGCACTGGTGGAATTTGTCGAGAAGATCATCCCGGTCATGAATAAACTCTTCGGCAAGCGTTACGAGATGACCAGAAAACGCTATAACTCCGGCAGAAAAGGAGCGCGAGTATGATTAACGTCATGCTCGATCCGCTGCCTGAGGAATGGAACGGGTACAAGGTCAATACGTCATTTCGTATCGGCATACAGGTATTCCTTGTGCAGTATGACAAAGAACTGAATGAGTATGAGAAGAGTGATGCACTGATCTATCTGCTGTTCGACGAACGGGAGCACCCGGACGGGGATGATCTTCGCCAGTGTGTGGAGTGGTTTCTAAATGGCTGGTTCCATGACAAACCGGGATCGTCAAAAGATAACCGCAGGCTGGTAGATTACGACATTGACCAGTGGCGTATCTATGCAGACTTCCGGCAGATATATGGGATCGATCTCTCCTTGGATGAAATGCACTGGTGGATGTTCAATGGTCTGCTCTGGAATATGCCTTATAAACAGTCATCATTCCAACAGGTTATAGAGATCCGCAGGAAGAAAATCACATCCAAGATGGGAAAAGAAGAGAGACAGGCGATCAAGGAGGCACAGGAAATGTATGCCTTAGAACAGCCGGAAGAAAAGAAAGAGTATACCGAGGATGAAAAAGCAAAGATTGACGAATACGATCAGATGATGGCAGAAATCAGAGCAAAGAAGAAAGCAGAAAAGGAACTGGGATTAGTTTAGGGAGTGAGGATTGCATATGGCTGGTGGATATGATGGAGAAATCAGAATAAGGACATTAATTGAAAATGGAGATGCATCCAGCAGTCTGTTGCAGTTGGAGTCACGGTTTCAGAAACTGACGCGGGAATCACAGCGTCTTACCGATCAGATGCGGCAGATGGAACAGATGAGGATTCCGACAGAAGAGTATCAGCAAGTACAAGATCAGCTTAATAAAGACAATACAGCTTTAGATAAATTATTAGAGCGTATGGAACGTTTTAAAGCTGTTGGCGGTAAAACAGATAGTCGTACATTTAAAAATATGCAGTATGACGCAGAACAATTATCGGAATCGATACGGTATGCCAACGGAGAGTTGCAGGCAATGAGAAATACCGGTACTGCCTATGTTGATCCCAAAAGCACAACAGAATATCAGCAGAAAGCAGAGCGTTTACGAGAAGTAAATAGCCAGATGGAGATTTTGAACCAGCGGATGAATGAGGCGGCAGACAGAGAAGCCAGAACCGGAAATACGGGTGAGCAGAGTCTTAGCAAAACACAAAAAGCTGCTGAAAAGGCAAAGACAGCGATTGCCGGCATGATTCCGACGGTCGGAAAAGTAAAAAGTGCTTTATCTTCGGTTGGGAGTGCTGCAAAAAGAGTTTTCAATAGTATTTTTAATCATACCAAGAAATCAGGCGGAATGATTGAAAAATTTGGTAAACGAGTAAAGAAAATTGCTCTAACAATATTGGTGTTTCAGTGGGTTTCAAAAGCGTTCCGGGCAATGATTGATAGTATTAAGTCAGGAATCCAGAATTACGCAAAGTATTCCGGCGATTTCAATCAGAAAATGTCAGAACTTAAATCATCGGCAACGAATTTAAAAAATGCTATCGGCGCAGCAGCAGTCCCAATTGTCAGTGCACTGGCACCAGCTTTAACAACGCTTTGCAACTGGCTTGCCCAAGCAATCAATCTCTTTAATCAGTTGTTTTCTGCACTTTCCGGGAAAGGTACATGGAGCAAGGCGAAGAATCAGCAGGTAGACTATGCGAAATCCTTAAATGGTACTGCGAATGCTGCCAAGAAAGCAAAAGGTGCATTGCAGGGATTTGATGAGTTGAATGTAATCAGCTCGAATGATTCTGGCAGTGGCGGCGGTGGAAGCGGAACCACAGGAGTGTCATATGAAGAGATGCCGATATCAGACAGTATTAAAAAGATAAAGGATATATTGGCTGGTGAGGATTGGACAGAACTTGGAAAAATCATTGCGGATAAGCTCAACAGCGCAATGAAAAGTATTCCGTGGGATTCCATCCAGGCAGAAGCGGAAAAGACTGGAAAACGAATCGGAACGCTGATAAATGGATTTGTAAGTGATTTTGACTGGAACTTATTAGGATATACACTTGCACAAGGAATTAATACAGCACTTATATTTTTGAATACATTCTTAGAAACAGTTGACTGGACAAAACTGGGATCTGGACTGGCTACTGGAATAAATGGTTTGGTAGATAATTTGGATTGGAGTCTGCTGGGGACAACAATCAGTAATGGCTTGAATGCGGCTATTGATACAGCATATGGATTTGTTTCGACTCTTGATTGGGGAAAAATGGGACAAAGCGTAGGACAGGCATTGTCAAATGCAATTCAGAATATTAAGTGGACGGAGTTTGGAGAAACAATCGGAACTGCGGTCACAGGGTTGATTACATTTTTGGATGAAACAATAAAAAATACAGACTGGAAATCCCTGGGACAGGGCATTGTTGATGCCATTGGTGGATTTTTCGAAACGCTTGACTGGGGAGTTATTGGAGATACATTATCAAGCGCGCTGGCGGGATTATGTGATTTTCTTAGTGGCGTAATTGATGAGATCGATTGGAGTGGGATACCAACATACATAGCGCAAAGCATAGCGGATTTATTGAAAGGATTTGACTGGGCGAGTGCAATGGAGAGTGTTGCAGAACTTCTTTTCCAGGCATTAAAGGCCGCTATTGAGTTACAGGATAGTATTTGGGACTTGCTCGAAAGCGCTTGGGATAATGTAAAGGATTACTTCAATGACTACATTAAAGAGGCTGGCGGAAATGTAATCGAGGGACTCTATAACGGAATACTGGATGCATTGAAAAATGTTGGAACATGGATTGTAGAAAATATTTTTAACCCATTTATCGAAGGATTCAAGAATGCTTTTGGCATCCATTCCCCATCGACTGTAATGGCAGAAATGGGCGATTATATCATCGAGGGACTTAAAGTTGGATTGACAGGTATGTGGGAAAGAGTGAGTGATATCATTGAAAAATTCAAAGATAATACGAAAAAATCATTTACGGATGTAAAAGACAATGTCATTACCACACTTAATAATATGAAAGAAAAGGTGGAGAATATTTTTCAAAATATGTGGGGCGGAGTCAAAAATATTATCAATACAATGCTTGGCGGCGTAGAGAAAATGGCGAATGGAATGATAAACGGTTTAAACACGATGATAGGTGCTTTGAACGGACTGCAATGGGATATTCCTGATTGGGTACCAATCATAGGTGGAAATAAGTTCGGGTTAAGCATTCCGACAATCAGCAATGTTTCCATCCCACGTCTTGCCAATGGTGGTATCACAACCGGCAGCACTCTCGCAAACATCGGAGAAGCAGGACGCGAAGCAGTACTTCCGCTCGAAAATAACCTGTCTTACATGAAACCGCTTGCAGAAATGATTGCAAGTGAGATGAAAGGCGTGCAGACGGTGCGGATCGTAGCGGACGAAGGAAAAATTTTTAAAATTGTACGGGAAGAGGCAAACGACTATTACCGGAGAACCGGAAGTCCGGCATTTGACTTTTAGGAGAGGAGCGTATAAATGGCATACAGCGGATTTTTAATAAAAGTAGGCAATTACACAGTTCCTTTCCGGTACATAGAGGCAAAGAAGTATAAATGTGGGATCAAGGGGCAGGATCTTGATTCCTACCGGGATGCGAACGGGATACTGCACCGGGAGGCATTGAGTAACGTTTCCATAAAAATGGAATGGGAAACACCGGGAGATATAGACGAAGCTGCATTGCGTCCGCTGATGGACAGTATCAGATCCCAATATTCCCATGCAATCGAAAAGAAATCGCTTGTTACCGCATGGATGCCGGAAATCGGTAATTATGTAACGATGTACTGCTATATGCCTGACGTGGAGTATCAGATAGATTATGCAGATGAATGGACAGTCCAGTATGGATCATTCCGGCTGGCATTTATCGGATATGGAGGTGTAGTTGGATGATTGATTTTAAATATGCTGATTTATTTAAACAGAATAGCGTTGATGTCCAGCTTGAAATTATTTCCGATGATGAGAAAATCCATATCACAAATACGGAATTTCATGAGGAAGAGTTTGAATTAACAGAAAGCCTGTGTTCACAGTCTGAATTGACTTTTGGTGCTGTCGAAGCCGGATCTGTAAAATTTAAGGTATCAAATATTTTTCTTCCAATGAAAGGGAGATGGATGACCTTCAAGATGATAATTGGCGGGCACACAGATCAACCCTTTTTGATAGGAAGATTCAAAGGTTATTCCGATACGCCGACTGCTGACAGAAAATACCGAGATGTAGTTGCATATGATGCCCTTTATGACATTTTAAATGCAGATGTGGCAGCATGGTATAACACTGTCTTTCCATCCCATAAAGAGCAGCAGAAAGATAAAGATGGAAAAACTACGACTGTTACAGTTTATGATCCAGTCACAATGAAACAGTTCCGGAACAGCTTTTTTAAGCACTTCGGGATCGAACAGGCGGACATTGCTCTCATTAATGACAATATGTCTATTGAGAAAACGGTAGCGGTCACGGCATCCAGTGAGACAAGCTCTGCTACAGAGGAATCAAGCACCATAGGCGAATCCATGAGCGGCAAAGAAGTGTTGTCCTGCATTTGTGAGATCAATGGCTGCATGGGGCACATGGGGCGTGACGGGAAGTTTCATTATATATATCTGGAGCAGAATATACAGGGACTTTATCCGAGAAACGATCTTTATCCGGCAGATGATTTGTTCCCAAGAGATCCGAAAAGCAACCGGATCGGGAAGGATTTATATATAACGGCTGAGTATGAAGATTTTCTTGTTAAAACAATCAATAAGTTACAGATCCGGGAGCAGAAGAATGATATCGGTGTGATCGTGGGTACTGGAGACAATGCTTATGTGATCGAGGATAATTTTCTTGTCTATGGAAAAGGCACAAAAGAACTGAAGGGCATTGCAAAAAATATCCTTTCCAAGATCAGAGGGATTGTTTACCGCCCGTTTACAGCGGACTGCAAAGGAAATCCGTGTCTTGAGGTCGGGGATGCAGTGCGGCTGCCGACCAGATATGAACTGATTGAGTCCTATATTCTGAAAAGAACCCTGAAAGGTATACAGGCTTTGCGTGATGATTTGGAAGCGGATGGGGAAGAGTACCGGACAAACGGGGCGAACGGAATACAGAAAAGTATTTTAAAGCTCAAAGGCAAGAGCAATGTGTTGGAGCGAACCATTGAAAAGACACAGAGCACGATCGAGAATAAAGAAGAACAACTGATATCACGGATCACGCAGACAGCCGATACAATTCGGACCGAAGTGAAGAACACAAAAGAAGGTCTGGAATCGTCCATAAATCAGACGGCCAGCGAAATAAAGATGACGGTTGCCGGTTCGGAAGATGTGTGGGATACGACAGGGTATACGATAGCAATCACATCCTACGGTGCGCCGGATTCAATCCTGGATTCAAAAGGTAATAAAGTTTATCCGGCCGATAAGTATAAAAACAAATATTATTTGGATCAGAAAACAGGATATCTGTATTTATCAGGCGGGACCTCGTGGAAAAAGGTAGCTGAATTACAAAAAGTTTCAAAAAAATTGGAAGCATCCATCAAAGTGGAACGGGACAGAATCACAAGTCTTGTTAGTGAAACAACGGATGGTAGCAACCCTAATTCGCTTAAATCACAGATCACGCAGACGGCGAAAGAGATCCGTTCGGAAGTTACAGCTTCGCAAACAATTTGGGATACCGGCGGGGAAAAGGTTAGCTATCAGGGATATACAGATCCAGATGAAAAATATCCGGCAAGCGAAAAATATAATGGTAAGTATTATTTAAATCAGCAAAATGGATATCTGTATCAGTGTATTGAAGTAGTACTGACCGATCCTGATGGAAATCAAACAATAATAAAACATCAATGGAATGGACCAATAAAATGCAAAAAGCTATCAGTAAGTGCGTCCAGTGTTATTTCTCAGACAGCAAATGAAATTAGTTCCAAAGTGTCGAAAGATAGTGTTGTTTCAGAAATCAACCAGTCAGCCGAGGGCATCAAAATTAAAGCAAAACTGCTTGAATTAAAAGGTTCTATGGAAATGACCGGGGGATATATGCATATTCAAGCGGAAGAGTCTGTAGAAAACCTTATTGAATTTAAACGCAGTGGAACACTTGTACAGATGGGAACGGATGGATTTCGAACAGTGGAAGGAACGCTTGAAAGTCCAAACCATCAATGTGTCGTTCAATATAATCATATCTCACTAAATAAAGGCGGAACAGACACGGACCACTGCATGATTAATCTGGATGGGGATACCGGTGTTGCTGGATTTAGAGGGGGCGTGATTGACGGCTCAGATAAAAGAATGAAAAATACAATTTCAGACTTGGACAAAAAACGATCATCGGAGTTTATTTATTCTTTAAGTGCAAAATCGTATCGTTATAATTTCGAAAAAGATGGGTTCCATCATGGATTTATTGCACAGGATGTTTTGAAAAAAGCGGAAAAAGGGTGGAATATTTGTCCAAAAACGTTTTCAGACAGCAATGGGAAAAAGTATTACGGACTGAAATATACGGAACTGATTGCTGATCTGGTTGCAACAGTGCAATTACAGCATGAAGAAATAAAAGAATTGAAGGAAACGGTAGGTATTCTATGATAAATGCAAAAATTCGTGAATTTGAAAACGATATTATAAATTATGTAAATTTGTGCGGGGATGTCCCAATCGAAGCTAAGTACCTGGTGTTTAAGGATATTCTGAATCAGATCAAGGAAGAAGCAAACCGACAGGTTACAGTAGAGCGGGAACAAATGAAGCTTGCAAAGGAAAGGGAGAGTGAGGATCATGAATAAAGCGCATATTGATATTAATTGGGAGAATTACCCGAGTGATGAAACACCGCTTAATGAAAGAAACCTCAATAAAATGGATGGCTCGATTGATATCATTGATGATCGTGTAATCACTCTTGATACCACGAAAGCCACAAAAGCAGAGGTAGCAACTCTTGTTGCGGATGTGACCTTTAAGGAATCGACGGGAATTATCACAATCACGAAAAAGAACGGTTCCAAAGTTATGATCGATACGCAGATGGAGAAGATCGCGATCAACTTCGATTATAACCCGACTACACAGCAGATTATTTTGACTCTGATCGATGGTACGAAGCAGTACATAGACCTGTCGGCACTGATTACACAGTATGAGTTCTTTGATTCTGATACGGTAGCTTTTTATATTGACAAAGACGGAAAGGTATCAGCTATTGTCAAAGAGGGAAGCATTGAGGAAAAGCATTTAGAGCCTAACTATCTTGCGAAAATCAAAGTGGAAGTGGCAAAGGCAGAGTCAAGCCAGCAGGCAGCGGCAATGTCTGAAATAAACGCCAAAGCAAGTGAGAATGCCGCAAAAGCCAGTGAAACAGCGGCAAAAACATCCGAAACCAATGCCAAAGCGTCAGAGACAGCAGCGGCGAAGTCAGCCACGGCGGCAGCAATATCCGAGACTAACGC